AGGTCGGAACAAGCAGTCTCAACACGAGCCATCCAAAAGTCATTTAATATTATGGTAGCACTGTAGCCTTTCCATCCCACGTGTCCTCTCTGAGCCAAAGGATCAGAATCGGATGCATGAGGATTAACGACCATAGGTGTCATAGCATTGGCACCCTTGAAAGCCACGATACCATAAGCATCACGGGCAAGAAAGATCATCGGGTAAACGTCAGCAGCAGAACTTGTTTCCAGAACGGCTGTACCAGAAGCAGCACCACCACCCAAGAAAGGCTCAACTATTGTAGACGTGATGTAACGAACGTCTTCGATTTTTCCCAATTCACCCTCGAAAGGTGTCATCGAACCGTACTTCTCACTCGGGACAAAGCCAGTGATTCCACGTAGGTCAGGCTCCATGTCCGGGTGACAGATACAGATGAAAGAAGGTGCAATAGCTTCTGTTCCGTAAGAGGGTGTACTCTTGACGACGGAGGTAAGCTGTTTGCCCAACTGACGTTTCAGCAGACGAGTAACTTTTCTCTGGTCTAACAGAGAGAAGACTGTGTTGACATCGGTTCGAGCTGTACCATTGCTGTAATACACATTGGTTCCGGCTTTGATCACGTTGTAACGAGTTTTCTCGATCAGAACAGCAGCCTGCTCACCGAGCATATCAACGGCTTCTCTCAGGATCGGGTCTTCGTGGGTGTCCTGAATAACGTCAGAAATCACAACACGGTCACCATACTGTACCAGAGTAGCCTGATAGTCAGAACTCTCGATGCTTGTTGCATCAGGTGTAACACCTTCGGTAAGGATCTTTTTTGTCGGATCAAAGTTCGTTCCCTTGAAATATTCGTGGGGATTGAAGTCAGAACCGAATGTACTTGTCCAAGCACTGTCAAGGTAGTACCGACGGAACTGGATGCTCTTTGTGCTGTTGTTCGGCAAAGGTTTGGACTGACCAAACTTTTCAAACACCAACAGAGGCATACCACGTTTCAGAAGGTCTTTTACCACATAAGCAGCCGTACGAGGGGAAATGTCACCATAAACTGTAGTCATTATATTAATTCTCCTTGAATTATTTGAGACTCAAGGTGGCTTACAAACCTATGTCTTTTGCTGTACCTGCAAAATCATTCTTGTCCGGCCCCTCTGTTTTCGGGCCAGCAGAACCATCTCCGGTTTCCAGCATAGAGTTCAGCTTATCTTGTTTAGCCTTTTCCTCTTTGGTCTCATTTATTGCAAGCTGGGATTTCCAGCCTGTCTTGTTTTTGAAATCTTGCAGCAGATCAATTACTTGATCCGTTGAGCCTTTACCATTTTTACCGTAGTAAATATCAAGCAGATGGTCTCGAATAAAAGTTTCCTGTTTGTTGATGTACGTCAGAACAACTCCAGAAGATACCATTTCATCCTTTTCCGGGTGAGCTTTGACTATGGCATCGAGATGCTCCTTCTCGGCCTTAGTATCCCGTTCCGGGGTTTCCTGTTCATCGGCTGTTTCATCCACTGTCTCACTCTTGTCCGGGGTTGCTGTGGGTTCGGGGATACTCTTGATCTTACGATCTATGATATCAGCAAACTCATGCAACTCTGGGAAAGCTACTTTGAACTCTGCCAGTTTTTCTTGATCAGACTTTTCTTCCTGCCCTTCTTCATCAGTCTTCTGTGATAATAAACGATCCTTCAACTGGTTGTTCTCAGCTTCAAGATCTTTGACCTTCTGGTTTGCAGACTTAATCCGTCCGTCCCAAGACGATGTTCTCTGTCGTTCCTTCTTCAGTTCATCCTCAAGTTCAGTGACTCTTACCTTCAGTGTTTCCAGTTCATCAGTAGCCGGGGTTGGTTCCGGGCTGACACCGGTCTGAACCGAATCTTCAACATCCGGCTTTAGATCTGACACCTGAGTGTTCTCTGTGGAATCCTCTGTTGACTCCCCCGAGTCTTGATTCTCATTAGAACTCTCATCAGTCTTCTCCGTACCGTCTTGTCTGTCTTCGACATCCTCCTCGAAAGCTGCTGCAAATTCATCAGCCTCTCTCTGGAGTTTTCCTTCATCTACTATCAATGACATGTTATGCCTCCTTTGGGGTCTTATAATAAGGTGTCCCAGTTAAAAGTTAATAAGGGTGTCTCTGGTTGAGGCCCATCCTCCTTACGATCCGTAGGCACCGGATTGTTGTTCTGCCAGTTTCCTACGGTTGAGAGACTTGAGAAATTCCTCTGTCTCAAGTGCTCTGCCTTGGACTCTCTTGAAGTCCCTATCCTCACACTTCATCAACTCCGACTGCAACTCTGCAAGCCGGAGTTCAAGATAGTGTTTTAGGTTATTGAAGAAATTACTGTCTGTGTTTATTTTCAAACTCTGGATCAGTTCTTTCTTATTAGCCAAGTTGACCTCCCTGCACTTGTCCCGGATCTATACCCTCGGCTCCACCGGGGAGTGCTATGTTAAAGAGTTGTGCCATACGGCTGACGGCATCGTCAACGTGTCCAGACGATTCAGCCTTCATAGCTTCGAGTAAGATACCCATGTCCTGCTCACGTTTCTGTGCTTCAGCAGTCGATGCTTCAGACTGTTTAACCTCATCAGCAGATTTGATAAAGCCAAGCTTATCAAGATCAAATACCTCAGAAAGTTCTCTGAGTAGCACGTCACGTTTAATGTACTGGGCATCGAGTTCGTTATTGGTCATTGCCAAGAACTGGTTGATCTGCTCCATCTTCACCTCTTTGGCTACAAGAGATTTAGATCCTCGGGCCACGATGTTGAAGTCACCCTTGATATCTTGCTTCTTGTTGAACTCCATATTCCAGAAGTACATTGCCCGGATGAACGGGCTTGTTACACCCTCATCCATGAAGTGAACCTGATCCTTCAGTGTGATGTTAGCAGCACCCATCAGCATCGACATACCGGTTGCAGTCTTAGCTGCTCCCCCGGAAACCTCCGAGATACCTGACAACGATCTGGGTATCGTGGTAGATTCGTCAGCCGTGCTTTGAAAAAATTCAACTAAGCCGAGAAACTCATTTGTATAGGATGGTAGCTTGTTGATTCGTATAGCCTGTTGTCCGGCTTCTACACCAGATCCTATCCTCTGGAATACTCTGAAAGGAAACACTGCCAAGGGATCTTCACCATCAGCCAGTAAGTCGATGTTGGCCTCAATGATCGGCCCGGCAGATATAGCAGCATTGTCGAGCATAGCTCGGACAGATGCATTGTATAATGACTGGGGATCTCTCATGATCTCTGGGATACCGTCACCAAAGATACTGGTCTCATCCTTATCAAAGTAGTAAAAGTAATACGGCAGCTCAGCACCCTCAACCGGGGAGATGATTGCCTTGATTATAATGTCGTCGATCAACCAGATGTTGCAAGCCACCTCCGGCCCCATAGCATCCCATGTGGACTGGTCTTCATTGGGCAATAACATCTTAGCATTTTCAACTGACATGAAACCCCAACGTTCGTGGAGTTCGTACTTTTCTTTCTTAGGTAACTGAGTGTCACCGTCAGACTTCATGTTGGAAGACATCTCACGTAAGCCTGATTCATAATGCTTGTAGTCTGCATTACCGTCAGGGTAAGCATCAATGTATGCTCTGATTGCCTCACCTTTGAAGTCAGATCTCTTGGAGAGTTTATACAAACGATTCTTTGTGTACAGATGTTTCTGCCACACATATCTCAGGTCTTTAGGTTCCTTGGCACTCATGTCCGGGTAGATGTCCCACACCGGTACGAACTGTGCCGTGGGAATAAGCTGTTTGATCTTGAGCTGTTTCCACGTGTCACCAACCTGCATCCATCGTTTCGTGACTTTCTCTTTTACCATCGGGCCTTTCAGAACTCCTGTTCCAAACACGTGACCCGAATGTATCACCTGTCGTATCGTATTCCGATAGTCAAATTCCTGTAGCTGGTCTTGGATCTCAGACTGCATACGTTCAGCAGAGGCAGAAGATATCTTGCCGACGATATCCATCAACTGATCTTTAGATGGTATCTGTCCGGTCTGATCAAAGATCTGAGTAGCAAGGTCAGTGATTACCTCGGGACTCAGCTCCGGTACTTCTGTGGGCTGAATGTTCCAGTCCATGTCGTTGTTGGCCGGGAACTTAATGTCCATCATACGGGCATCATAGGTTTTGACTTTGGTTCGAGTCAACCGGATAAAAGCTTTAGACCGATTGGGATGTATTGCATTTAGAACCTCGGGATCATATATTCCACGGTACTGTCTGAGAGCACGTAAGAAACGACGTTCGTCAAATAGCTTATTGCTCTCTGCCATATTCCATTCCATGTTCAGTATGTTTCCAACATCAGTCTGGAACGGGGCTAACGATTGAGCAGCAGCCTTGGCCTGAACAGAGTCTGCATCGGTAGGATCGGTGACCGGCTGATTCTGTACCTGATCGAATGTCCTTTGGAACTCACTTTTCTTTTCAGTTTTTGCTGGTGTAATTGCCATGTTTTTTCCTTAATACCCTGCCACGTTGCAGGCCGGTTTATTGTGTGTTGATTTACGAGCCGTGTTCTTTCTGAAGATCTTACCCTCAACAAATTCCATTGCACCGTATTGGAGTGCTTCGTGAACGTGAGAATAAATATTCTTCTCCGGCTTCTCTTTCCACTTGGTACCCTGTACCGTGGTGGATACTTTTTCAAATTTGTATTCCGACACAAACCCCCTACGTAGAACCGGGCATTGGTCTGTGATCAGAAAACCGTCGAGCTTTCTCAGGAAGTAAACCACTGACTCAAATCTCTGAGCAGGGTTGTTTGATTTACCAAGGCTGACCGGCAGGCCTGCCTTAATCATTATATCCCGAGCAGTCTTCTTATCGGTTTGGGAACGTTTATTCTCAGGGTCAACAACGATCTCAAAGTTGTGCCCACGGTAGTCATTTCGTAGTTTAGGCCAGAGGTGGTCTTCAACGAACTCATGGATTGACGTGTCCTCTGTGACGATCTCATCGAAAACGACGAGCTGACCGGAAGCAGTAAGCTGCATGAAAGCAGCAGCAGGGGTGAGTCCAGTATCCATACCAATGATAATTGGAATCCCCTTGGAGACTTCAAACGGTTTATCATAGAAGTGAACTTTGTCATTGTACATCTTATAGACCGGCTTTCCGGCCCGTAGATTCCCGTAGTTGTTGAGCACAAAAACTGACACCCAAACAGGGTCTGCTCCCTGTACCTGATCAATGTAATAATCCTCCGATAGATGTTCGAGGTTATCAGCATTAGGATTAATCTTATACCAGTTGCCCTCTGCATCGGATACAAATCCGTCCTGCTGTGAGCACATCTCCAAAGCTGGAGGCTGGACAAAGAACTCATGCTGCTCTGGCTTTTCCTCCTCAGCTATTGTGTACAACCAGTGATCGGTTGGTACCGAGTTATAGTCAAGGATTTGAAATGGTTTGTGTGATCCGAGCTTGCCCCACTTATTAAGGAAGGGTGCATACTGATCCCGGTAGTCCGGGTGGATCTTATCTATCGTTCGGGTCTTGGGATACCTGTTGATACGAGACTTCATCATCTGAAAAATACCTCTCGGTATTTCAGCAGCCTCATTGAGGTGTGCACCGTTGACCTGAAGTGATTGCAATTTGTTCACGTCTTCCTCCCGATCAAGAGCAAGGAAGACGAGTTTCATTTCGATCATAGTTTTATTATCCGGGTGCATCATCTTAATTTCACCACGGATAGGTATATCATAGACGACATTGATTAATGGGCCAAACCAATCGTTGATCCACGAGTCAATAGTAGTTGATTTTAGATTAGGATACGATGCCCGGAGTACAGCATATTTGGATCTCCTAACTCCATCGAGTCCGGGGGGTTGCTCCATTGCATTAAGAAAAAGATGCATGATACAACCAGAGGATTTACCTGATCCGACTGATCCTCTTATGAATATGTACTTGGCATCCGAGTGATGTACCCGAGCCAATGTTTGGTTTGCTGTATAGTCTAAACTAAAATCATTACTTGCCATCTTTGATTCCTTCCAATCTTAGATTACATCTATGGAGTAGAAAAATGCTGAGTGGGTTCCTCCACCACCGGCAGCATCCAACGTGAACGTGATCACCATAGTGTGCTTTTGGTTTATGTAAGCAGCAGTTGTTGGCCGGTCAAAGTAGACGGCTACAACGTAGTCACTTGACATTGAGTTAGTGTTAATCAATTCGGAAGTGGTCTCAGTCTCACTGGAGAGGTCATCCGAGTCGGCAGGTTTTACCCTGCCGAGATATGTCTTGACGACGGCTGATGCTACTGTACGACCCGAGGGCATTGCATCTTCGAGGTCGAAAGTAAACGGCCCCCAGTCAGAGGCATCAGCTTGGATTGTTATTTTACCTGATTCAAATTCTATCTTCATGTTCTATTCCTTTTCAGGTTTAGATTCCTCGGGCTGCTCAATCGTAATCTTCCCATCCAAAGCCATTCCGATTTGCATGTTCAAAGCCATCATGTTATTCTTGGTTACACGATTGCCCATTTCTTCTTTGGAAAACTCACTGAGTATAACACCGATAATCTTTTTCATTTCATCCATTTTTAAACTCCTTCCAGTTTAAGTTGTTGGGTTTTCAAGAGCAGACAATCTACTCTCAATATTATTTAGCTGGGCAGTTTTAAGATTGTTCTGCTCAGTTAAGTACTGTGCCTGTGTGTACAGGGTTTGGGTCAGAGCTTCAAGATCTTCGATCCGAGTCTGAGCAGCATCCTTCCAAAGAGTTATCCGTCTTTTGAGTTCATGCACTGATCGAACCAAGGGTGGAATAAACTCTGAGTAGTTCAGCTTCAAGGTCATCGGCAGACCGTCTTCACTTTCCTCTTTGATGTTAGGATCAATGTATCCAGCAAAGTCTATACCCAACTCATCCATGACTTCCTTGACCTGACGAGCATCAAAGCCTTCATGAGGTCTGACACCACCATCCTTCCATCGGTACGTCAAGGTGGATAGCTTTTCGATGAACTCTAACCCGAGTCCGTCACCAAGCTTTTCCTTTAACGATCCGTCTGAAGATTGGATAGTCCCATTGTTAGCATAGACAGCAGTCCATTCATTAGCAGCCCGGCCACAAGATATATGATTATCCGGGGAGGGATGAAATGAATTGGCATCCGGCAGGATGCCTACCCAGTGATCTACACTGGA